ATATGTTTAATTCTAGAGAATACGAATGGGCGGATATTACCGTAGTAATGGGCGGACGCAATATCACTGGCTTAAGAGGTATTAAATACAACATTAAGCGTGAAAAGGAATTGCTTCACGCAAAAGGTAATAAACCTCACTCTGTACAGCGTGGTAATTATGATTACAGCGGTGAAATTAGCCTTGTGCAAAGTGAGTATTTGGCACTGCGTGAAGCTGCTAAAGGTGATATTTTGGACACCTCGTTAGATATCGTGGTTGCTTATGGTGATCCTTCGAAAGGTGATGCCATGACAACCGACATCCTTATTGGAGTTGAGTTCACAGAAGATAATACAGAATGGAAGCAAGGAGATAAGAACCTTGAAAAGGCTATTCCATTCATTTTTTTAAACAAAAAACAAGCGTAAAAGATGAAGTTTACTAAAGAGCAAGTTAAAGAGTGGAAAGCTAAACACGGTGAGCTTTTCGAAATCACAGTAGAAGATAAGAGTTGCATTTTGCATCGTCCAACTCGTAAGGATTTATCTTATGCTTCAGCGGTGAAAGACCCAGTCAAGATGAGCGAAGTAATGCTGAATGCCTTATGGGTTGCAGGCGATGAGGAAATTAAAGAGGATGACTCTTTATTCTTAGCAGCAATTCAAAAGATGCAAGACATCTTGGAGGTGAAAGAAGCAGAAATAAAAAAGCTCTAGAAGATGCTGAAGTCGATACTTCAGACGGTGTAGACGTCCTGTTTTGGGACACCGTTCTCCGCTATTACCTTTCAATAGAACCCAACGAGATGCCCGACGAAGTTTGGGCGCAAACAATAAAAAATCTAAGTGAAATAAGAAAGCTAGAAAATAATGGATAATGCTTTAAAATTTTTAATAAAGATCACTGCAACGCCAGGTAATGTTTTTGCGACTGCTCGCCTTTGCAAGGATCAGCTTGATAGCATAAAATTAAAGTCTTTAGAGGCGAAAAACGCACTCAAAGATACATTTAATTTTAGTTCTTTCAAGTCTGGCTTGATGAGCATTCCTGGAATGGCTTTCTTAATGAATCCAACAACGCTCATCGGTGCTGGTATCGGTGCTCTTTCACGCTTAGGTGCACAGGCAGAAAGCACCGCTGTAGCGTTTAAAACACTTGTAGGCGACGAGAAAAAAGCAGGCGAAATGCTTAAAGAAATAGGCGACTTTGCAAACCATTCTCCATTCGGAAAAATGGAACTCGTCGAGGGGGCGCAACAGATGCTTAACTTTGGTATTTCAACCGAGAAAGTTTTGCCACTGATGAAGCAGTTAGGCGATATTTCAGGTGGTAATAAAGATAGATTCGCTTCTCTTTCACTTGTAATGGGTCAGGTTTCATCTACAGGTTACTTGATGGGTCAAGATTTACAGCAGTTTATCAACGCTGGATTTAACCCAGTTCATGAACTTTCAGAGATGACAGGTAAGTCTGTTGCAGACCTCAAAGACATGATGTCTAAAGGGCAAATCACTGCAGAGAATGTAGCACAAGCAATTGCACATGCAACAGGTGAAGGTGGAAAGTTCCACGGCATGATGGAAGCTAAAAGCCAAACCCTGGAAGGAAAGCTTTCAACACTTCAAGATACAGTTGTAACTAGTGCAGAAGAGCTTTCAAAAGGCATTAATAGCCCTATTGGTGAATTGGTTGATCAGATTACTGCCATTATTCCAACTATCACAAATGGATTACAGATGGTATTCAGGGCGTTTGGCGCATGCATAAAGTTTGTGATGAAGTTCAAAACGGAATTAGCGATACTTGGTGGTGTGGTGCTCGCAATCTTCACCATGTGGAAAGTTTATAATGCAGCGTTAGCAGCTTATTTGGTTGTCTCAAAACTTTGCCAGGCTGCAACGGTTATTTGGACTACAGTCCAATGGGCGTTGAACGCAGCAATGACGGTAAACCCAATAGGAATAGTGATTACAGCAGTTGTGGCACTTGTAGCAGCGATAGGATATGCCTGGGTAAAATTTGCAGGCTTTCGTGCCTTCTTGATCACAATGTGGGACACAATTAAGCAGTTTGGAAATATCTTAAAAGACTTCTTAATTGATAGAATTACCGACTTGGTAAAAGGCTTAGGTAGCGTTGCGACGTCACTTTATAAGTTGTTTAAAGGAGACTTCAAAGGTGCTGCGGATTCATTCACTGATGGTATTAAGCAAATAAGCGGTTATAATGCTTTTAAGAAAGCATACATTTCAACGTATGATACTGCAACTAATATAGGTGCTAATTTTAATAAGAACCTAAAGAATGAGCGAGCAAAAGACAAAGCGAAAGCTGAAAGCAAGTCGGAGATAGCAGAGCCAGGAACTAAAGGTTCAGCCAAAACAACAAGTAACGAAGTAGTTTTCGGTGAAGGCAAAAAAGGTAAAGGCAAAAAGAAGAAGGGCAAACATGGTAAATCTGCAGAAGAAATTGCAACAGGTGGAAAGCGTTCAACCGCTATCACCATGAATATTTCTAAATTCTTTGACACCATCACTGTTCACATGTCAGATAAAGCAGACACAGCAGAACTTGAAAGAATAGTTGTACAATGTATTAATCGTTCGCTAGCAATTGCGACATCAACAGATAGAGGCTAATATGGAGTATAGAGAGATTTTAGACAAAGGTTTACCACTAAAGGTAAATAACAAAGCTCATCGCTTTGTACTTGAAAATCTTGCACTTCGCATCATTGGAGGCAAAGTGCCGCCATACTGGCTTTTTCGTGAGATTGGTATTGCGAATGTAGATAGCGAAGATTACGATAGCATTAAAGCTTTAAGTGATGAAGAACTTGAGGATATGGTGCGAACCAACGCACTTGGCATCCCTATGACAATGCCTCTTGAACTTCGTATAGAAGAACCTGGCGCAAAGTCATGGCTACTTCCTTTCGAGCCTATGATTAGTATTACAGGCAAAAACATCATTAAAAAGCGCAATGTGAACAAAGGTAGTGTTCGTGGTAGCATTAAAGAAAGATGGGCGCAAGACGATTACGAAATAACAATCGAAGGTGTTTTAATTTCTACTGATGGAAAATACCCAGAGCAAGATGTTTCAAAAATGCGAAAACATTGCGAAGCAGCATCTGTATCATGCCTTTCACCATTGTTAGAGATTTTCGGAATAAACCACATCGTCATTGAAGAATGGGAATTGCCTTTTACCAGTGGAACAGAGAACCAAAACTATAGCATTAAAGCCGTTTCGGACAACGATTATAAACTGCTTTTAGGTCGTGAAGAATATAACGGATTGCGAAATAAATAACCTGTAACTATGTACACACTAGACTTCGAAGTAAAAATAGGTGAATTCTATCTTGGAATGGTCGAAAGCATCACCATTCATAAAAGTGTAGAATTACTTGCAGATACTTGTGAATTTGTTCTTCCTGCAGCTAGATTAAATAAAGCTTTAGAGGTAGAAGAACAAATCAAACGAGGAGATGAAGTGAGTGTTAGTATAGGCTATAAAGAAGTTGGAATCAAAGAAGAATTTAAAGGCTATTTGCAGAGAATTTCAACAGATGGTGGAAGCATTAAACTCTTTTGCGAAGATGATTTGTTTCAATTTAGAAAGGATTTGCCAAACGAAGAACTCAAGAAGATTTCACTTAGTGACTTGCTTTCAAAGGTTGTAAAAGGCATAGGCAAAAACTACAAAATTGATTGTAGCTATACATGGGTTTACGATAAGTTTGTCATTCGAGATGCTACAGGTTATGATGTATTAAAGAAGGTGCAAGAAGAATGCGGAGCAGACATCTATTTAAAAGATGGTGTATTGCACATTCATCCACCAGGTGAAGTTATAGGCAAAGAGCGATTTTACGATTTTGCAGTAAACATCGAAGAAGCAGAACTATCTTTTAAACGAGCAGAAGATAAGAAGGTGAAAGTTGTTGTAAAAGCCATTATGCCTGACGGAAAAGTGAAAGAAATTGAAGTCGGTTCTACAGGTGGAGAAAAAGTCGAAGTAAAGTGCCATGCATCGGACACTGCAAGTATGAAAGCAAGAGGCGAAGCAGAGGTAAAAAGGCGCACTTTTGATGGGTACGATGGAAGTATTACAACATGGTTAATCCCTGAATGCAATCCTGGTGATACCGCAAGCATCCACGATGGCGATTACACCTACAAAGACGGCACTTATTTCGTGCGTTCAGTTACAACTGATTTTTCAGAAGACGGAGGAAAACGCAAAGTTGAACTAGGATATAGATTAAGCTAATATGGATCAATATAAAGAACTCGCAACACTAATTAAACAAGCATCATCAGAAGGTGGTCGTGTAACAATTTTGCAAGGAATTGTGAAAGAAGTTAGCGGTGTAACATGCACAGTTGAGATTGGTAGTCTAACGGTTTCAGATGTTCGCCTTCGTGCTTCAGAAAATCAGGAAGAAACGCAAATACTAATAACGCCTGCAATTGGTTCAGCAGTTATCCTTGCAAGTCTTTCTGGTGACATGACAAACCTTGTAGTAGTAGCTGTGGATGTTGCAGAGAGCATTACGATTAATGGTGGTAAACTTGGTGGGCTAATCAATATTGAAGCCTTAACGGCAAAGCTTAATGAGTTGGTTCAAGTATTTAATTCTCACACGCACACAGCACCAAACGGACCGACAACACCGCCTACAACATCAGCGAATCAACTGCAAAGAAAAGACTATGAAGATGAAAAAATAAAACATTGATGAGAGCTATAAAATTAAATAACTTCGATATAGATGTACAGCTAAAGTTTGACGATGAAGGCAAAATACTTTCAGGCTTACATTTGGGCGACACGCTTAGACAAAATCAAGCGTTAATCTTAGTGCTTCATCAAGGAGAGCTCAAAGAACGTCCAGAAGTAGGTGTCGGTATCGAAGATATGCTTTTGGATAATGACACTCTTTATTGGAGAAGTCGAATCAGGGAGCAGTTAGAACTTGATAATCAGAATGTAGATAAGGTGAGAATTACTACAGGAGGAATAGAAATTAACGCAAGTTATTAAAAAAGAAAGAAAGGAGGAAATTATGCAAAAAAATACGAAAGAATGGATTCAGTATGGCAGCGCATTAGGCATGCTTGCAAGTGGTGTTTGCCTTGTGTTTTTGTGCTTTTTCTTCAACAATTACGACTTGAAAGATTCCGTTTTGTGGTATGTAGGGCAGTGCCTCGTTTACGCTGGTTCAGTGTTCGGCATTAAAGCTTACATTAACTCGAAGTATGGCGACATCAAGACGTTTGTTGAAAAAGAAATAAAGAAAGAAGAACAAGAACATGAACATGAGAAATATTAAATATATAGCTGTACACTGCACTGCGAGCAGTCAGCACGTAACCATTAAAGAACTCTTACTTGAGTTTAAAAGAAAAGGCTGGTCAAAACCAGGCTATCATTATATCGTTGACGTGAGCGGAAAGGTCTTTAATACGCTTTCAG